CCGCACTCCGCGCTGAATTATCAGACGCCGTCTGAATTTGCGGCGGCCTGGAGAAAGGGTAATTCTGAGAGTGAAGGATCCGACATTACTAACTGAGTGCTGTATCTAATCCTGGGGGCAGGTCACCACCACCATCAGCCAGCTTGTAAGGCTTATCTTTAGGTTTGGCGGTGTCCACCTGCCGGGCGTTTAGTTTCACTTGGGGGTACCTCCTCTAGACCGAACAGCAAATACCCCCATAAGTACCCCCAAACGACCGTAGATTTCAGGGAACTTTAGTAGACGTAGAAATACTAAAAGGGGCTGCAAGTCGCAGAGTATAAGGGGTTTCAGTGAACTTTAGTAGACTTGGGGAGACGTTAAAATGGTGCGATAATAGGAGTCAAAAAAGAAAATCAATGTACTGATTTTATTGAATAAATTAACATCTAAGAATAAATCTATACACACTCCTATACACACTGGCAGATGCGTTCATTTTTCGCACAGCCTCAAACTACAAAAAAACTTTTTTTACGGAAAACTGTTCACACTGTTCACTCGCCATTATTTCTGTTTATTTTCAATGCCATACGCAGTGAATGGTCAGTGAACAGTGAACACTTTACTGTTCACTGTTGTCGATTGTAGTAAAAGAGAAAGCCGTTCTATATGGTCAAAAACTACATACTGGGGTGTATCAACAATATTCAAAAACTCTAAAAAGTCGGTGTTATTCATGTGCTTGATGGTAGCTCTCAAGACATCAATTTGGCGTTATCTCTTGCAACTCGTTTTTGGCAAGAAACTGAAATTCACCAATTTTAATATCCACGCGATCTCTTAACTTGTTATAAAACGCCCGATCTTCAGTATAAATAACAATAAATTCATTTACGGCATTGAGTAGTTCGTAGGCACATTTTCGGATCCCATCCTCCGAAGAGATCTGGAGCTGGTTATAGATCCGCAGATAGCCGAGATAATCCTGCCCCTTTCCATCGCAAGGAACATCCCGATAGGTTTGCACAAGTGACTGTGATTGTGAGAGAAATTCAATATAAAGCGTTTTCTTTTCCTCGCGGAGCCTTACGAGATTAGAAGACGCATCTTTTTCCTTATCATGACGCTGTGACCTGATCAGCATGGCAAACGCCGAGATTGCACTAATCATAGCCCCAAGCCCAATTTTTAATGCAGAATCTAGAACTTCCATTCCGGTCATGCTCGTAACTCCCTCTTCTATCGGTTTTATCCATTGTACCAAACGACCAGTGGGAAAGTGTATTCCGACGTCAGCTTTTAGCTGAATACTACCGGGCAATTAACACAATGATTTTTCTTCGTAATTTTACTAATTTTCACGTAAAAAAAGACCGGCATCGCCGGTCTGAGATAGGTTATTTCGCTGCGGGTTCATCGCACTTAGGCAGCCAGTCGGCGTTGCTTTCCTCCCTGAGAGCAAGATTGGTCTGCATCCCCTGATTCGTTCGCCGCTTGTCATAGTTCAGCCCGTACTCCTTGAGCATGGCCGACAGTCCTTTCCCGAACATGGTCAGGCTGAGAGTGTTCTTATAGCCGTGCGCCTCCATGTAAATCAGATAGGCGTGATACAGGTAGAGCCGGGGCTGACGCGGGATAATGTTGGCGTTCCCCATAAACATGCCATCAGGCTCCGGCAGCGCCTCAAGGTAGCCGCAAAAATCAAAGGTCGGGTCAGCATCCCGTTTAATGCTGAGTGCCTCGTCGGAGTTCTGCTGAGACTGTAGCAACGACCTCGCGCTCATCGGGTCGCTGAACTTCTGCATGAGCTGGCGCACAATGACGGCCAGCTCGCGGGCAATCTTGTCTTTCAGCTTCGGGTCACGCTCTTCCGGGGCGATTTGTTCCGGGAAGTGCAGGATAACCCGGCGACGGGAAACACCGCCGCTGCGGTCGGTGAAGCGCATCGGATTGTTATTCACGGCCAGAATCACCGCCGGGATATGGGTTGAATACGCATCCTTGTATTTCGGGTCAACCGATACCGCATCGCCGCCGGTAATGGCCTTAAGCCCTGCGCCGTCACCGCTCCATTTCTCCTGGTCAGGCAGACGTATCAGCGAGAAGCCAATCAGGGCGGCACGTTCACGCGGGGATTCCAGCGTTTCGATGGTCGCTGAGGTGGCGTTATCCTCCCCGGCGAGCATGGTCGCGATTTCGGCCAGAATACTCTTCCCGCTGCCGCCGGGGCCGGTCACCTCCAGAAAGAGCTGCCAGTCGTAGCGGTTCGCCAGCACCATAAACAGTGCTGCGAGAATAATATCGCGCTTCTCTGCCCGGTAACCGGCGGCACGGTCGAGCCAGCGCCAGAAATTCGGTGCATGCGATTCCAGCGTTTCGCCCTCGACCGGCGGGGTGAAATTGACGTCACACAGGGTACGCAGCCAGTGTGATTTGCTGTGCGGGCTGAATATGCCGGTGCCGGTATCGAGTACGCCGTTGCGAAAACCAATCAGTCGCCGCGCCGGGGAGTTCTGCTGCGGAATAATCAGTTTCAGGGTGTCGACCACCGAGCCGATTTTCCCGGACGAAAACGGAGCTCGCAGACGCTGAAACAGCCCGGCCACGTCACGGGCAAAATCAGACGGCGGGATAATTTTCCAGATACCCGCTTCATAGCGGGAAAGGAGCTGGCCGTTGGCATCGACGGCCAGCGCTTCGCCGTAGTGCTCATGCACCCGCATCGCTTTCTCGCTGGTGCTCATGGCGGTAAATTCTGCCTCGCTCATGGTGTCGAACGGGCTGACGGCCGGGGCCTTAATTGCGTTGTATATCGCCCGGCGGGTGCAGTCTTCGCCATGCAGCATAAACGCATCGTTCCAGTCGCCGAACACCGGCGGCAGGGCCACTACACCCTCACAGGCTTCTGCGGCCGCAGCGGCTTTGGTCTGGCCGTCGCCGTTGAGGTCACGGTCGGCCGCCAGCACAATCTGACAGGCCGGGTGCTTTTGCCGGGCCAGGCTTGCCAGAGAAAGGAGGTTCACGGACGACAGCGCCACCATGACGGTTTCACCAGTGAGCTGATGCATGGTCAGAGCCGTGGCGTAGCCCTCCGCAATCCACAGGCGTTTTCCGGCCTGTTTCTGGCCCTCGATGATGTGACTTGCCCCTTTCACCTGCCCGCCTTTCAGCGTGCGTTTGAGACCGTCAGCATTGATGAACTGGAGATTTACCAGTGCGCCGGACCCATCGTGCAGCGGCACCACCACATCACCAGCACGGTAGGTCACGCCGCCGGTTTTATGCGTGGCCGTCAGCGTCAGGCATTCGCGACCGGGGAAGCCCTTGCGGGTCAGGTAGGCGTTGCCAGTGGCAGGGCGGGCTTTCTCCATGAGTGACGCAGCAAGTTTTGCGGCCGCTGTGCGACCGGCCTCAGTTTCGGCCTCTTCGCTGGCTATCACCTCCGGGGCGACCGGCGGCAGATTGCCGGTGACGGCATTCACCTTCCCTGCCGCCTCTGACGGGTTCACACCGAAGACCTTCTCAACCAGTTTCAGGCCGTCACCCGCGCCGCACTGGTTACAGAACCACGTGCCGCGCCCCTCTTTGTCATCGAAGCGAAAGCGGTCAGAGCCACCGCACACCGGACAGGCCTGATGGCGGTTTTTAATAACCTTCACCCCCAGCGCCGGGAGAATGTGCGGCCAGTGGCCGCACGCTTGTTTGACGGTTTCCGTAACGTTCAGTTTCATAGCGTTTTCTCCCTCAGTGCAGTGCCGGTTTACTGATATGGCGGGCGCATAACTCATCCATCACGACCAGCCCGAGAAAGGACAGCGACGGCGTGGCCTTTAATGGCCCGGCTTCCATCAAATCTTCCAGCAGCGCACAAGCAATCTGACGGCCTTTTTCCTCGCCGTGCTGGCGCAGATAAAAGCCCTCCAGCTCGTCGGTCATGGCGCTTTCCAGCGTGTCGAGAGTAAGGCGCGGATAGCGGTGCTGATGTTCACATACGGTCAGCCAGGCACAGGCGACGGCCCGGCGATAGAGGGCGACACGTAAAGCCGGGGTTAATGGGTGCTTCATACGTTTGCCTCCCCGATGAGCCAGCGCTGATTACAGCGTTCGACCACACTGTCGAGCTGAGCGGTCATGAGGTAAATCACGGAGGAAAGCTGTGACTGCTGCGCCGGATCCCGACGCAAGGAAGTACAGTCCTGTACCTGCGACATTTCACTGACGAACTGGCCGACGTTGCGCAGGTGCTCGAGACATTCGAGATCTTTGATTGTGAGAGAAGGCTGATTCATGCATGCACCTCCGCTACCGGCAGACGCCCAGCAAAAGAGAGGACATATTCACGAATAAGGGCACGGCGCGCAGAGCACTCATCACCAGCAACAGTACGGAGCATACAGATACGGGGTTTACGGTCTGCACGACGCACGGCGGCAAATACAAAGACAAACTGCGGGTGTGACGGGGTGGGGGTCGAAGCCATAAAGGCAATCTCCAATGTTTGCATTTGATTGCTACCACTGGAAACGCCAATTTCACTGGTGGTAGCCCAGACGGGGTTGGCGTAACCGGCAACATTGGAAACCGGCGCTTCGTGAGAAGCCCCCGCCTGAGCCACCATTACTCGAAGGATCCAAAGATAAGTACATCTGTGGATCAAAAATGGATGCTTTGAGGCATAGACACAAAAAAAGACGCAAGGCGCGTCTGGTGTCGCCAATGTTGTATACGGGACGCCAATCCCGGCTGCCGATTTTGCGACAGCGGTAAAACTGTACCAGGAAACAAACAACAGATGCAAGCCAGAAAAAGGGGCTTTTTGCGGCGCAGCCTTCTTCATGCGTCGTAGCCTCTGTTACGGGCGGCAATGCGGTCGGCCATCCACGCGGCAATTTCGGAGTTAAGCCACGCAACATTTTTGCCGCCGAGGGAGACCTGCTGCGGAAAGGCATTCCGGCTGATGAGGTCATAGATGGTTGAGCGGGAAATACCGCACAGGTGCATCACTTCCGGCAGGCGTAAAAAACGCTCCTGAACGGCATCAGAGACAGGCATCATTGGGGTGGCAGGGGCAGAAGACGGGGAAGAAAAAGCAGTGTGCATCGGGCTACCTCATTAAATCCATACAGTGCCGGACGTGTCCTTCCGGCTTCGGGTAGCTATCTATTTTGTGAATATTTTGGCTCAGGGCAACAAATGATTTTTAGCTGCCACCTTCCATAACCGCTTGATTTTCAGGCACTGGCGAACACTGGCAATGATTTTGTATACGTTGGCATTTCGTTGCACTTCACTGCACTATCTCTTATTCGTTTTATCGATAATAAGAATGATATCAATCTGAATAAAGTCTAAGTCAGGAACGCATTGGGGAAGATGTCGAGTGAACAGTAGTGAACACTCAGTGAACACTTCCCTCTCAACTATTCACCCTCTAACTTACTGTATTACCTTCTTTTTTATTCTTAGTGAACAGTAGTGAATAGTTATAAGTAAAAAAACAAACATAAACAGGGTTTTCCAGAGACCTTTCTCTGGCCAGCCAGCTTTATCCGCCCTTGCTTGTGCCAGAAGTGCCACAACTGCGTTGGATCGAGTTGTTGTCTGGGGCGGGGCAGAATGGCGTCAGGTTGAAAACACAGAGAGCCCGACGATGAAAAAAGACATGTTTACCGCCGTAATGAAAACCATCGGCAGCACGCAGGATGAGAAAACCCGCACTCTCATTGACGGCACCCTGAAGGCCATGAATGAGACAGCCTCCCGGAACGCCGCTGCCAGCCTGAACAAGGCGCTGGCTTCATTCCTTCAGGCAAAAACGGCCCACACTAACAATATGCTCAGGCTGAACGATATCAGCGCGTCTATCACCCGCAGCGAGAAAGAGCGTCAGAACGCGCTGGAAGAAAGTGCTGAGGCTGTGCAGAACTGGCGCACCCGTTTCCGTGAGCTGCGCGGGGTAATGACCCCTGAGATGAAGGCCGAGCACAGCCAGCGAACGGCCAGCCGCGAACTGGCAGAGGAATTTACCGGGCTGATTGCCGACCTTGAAGATGATAAAGCCCGCGTGATGCTGGCCGCATGTACCTCCGGAAAAGACTATGTCTGCGCCCATCTCAGTGCATTCTCCGTCTGTGCACAGAATGAATGGGCAGAGGCGATGAAGAATATCAGCCCGGCACTTGTGCGGGCTTTCACCCTTCGACTGCGTGAGCTCGAACTGAAGGGGGAAGAACATCCCCACAAAAAACTGTATGAGGAACTGGGTGCACAGGTACTGACGCAGAGCCATTTTTACACTTTCAATATGGAGCAGGAGCCGGTTATTTCCCAGCTCGGCCTCCACCGCCCGGCACTTACTGGTGTGGATATGGATCTCTACAAAAGCCCCGTGCGCCGGATGGCAAAAAGCGCAGAATTGGCAGCAAAAAGTAAAACGCAGGAGGTCAAGCCATGATGCGCTGCCCGTTCTGTCGAAAACCCTCGCATGTACGCACCAGCCGCTATCTGGCAGACAACGTCAAACAGTGCTACTACCAGTGCATCGATGTGTTCTGCTCTGCCACGTTTCGCACCATTGAATCCATCGATGACGTGATACACCAGCCAACAAAAAAAGAAGAGCCGGAACCGGCTCCTGTGGCCCCGCAGGTCCGCCCCTTGCTCGACCGCGCCCGCTCATCGATGCGCCACTGATTCAGGAGACGAAAAGATGACCCGCATTCCACTGGAGCAGGCCGTTGAGGCCTGCCAGCAAAACAAAGTGGCCTGGCTGACCTGTAAGGCGGCGCTGTCGCAGGCTGAAATGGTGTACAGAGAGTATGAACTGACCGGCCATGTGACCGGGGAGGATACGCCGGAAATCCTGCGTGACCGCGTTGACCTGAAAAAATGGGAAGTGAATCAGGCCGCCGGGCATTACATCCGGGCGCATGAAGCGGTACAGCGTATCAGTATCCGTCGTCAGCTCCGCGCCTTTATGTCAGAACACGGCTCAGCAATGGCCTCAGCCCTCGCCCCGGAGCTGATGCACCTCAACGGACAGCCGGAGAGAGTCAGGGAGCGAGCGCTCGACCGTGCGGCCGCCAGCATCCGAGAGGCGCTTTCGGTGCATCTGACGACACAGCCCGCCATCAGTTACGCAGAAGACGACCGGGATATTCTTACCGCCATCGGATTCCGGCCGGACAGAGCGTCCCGGACGGACAGTCAGGCAAAATATTCACCCGAACAGTGCCAGATTTTCATGCGCAGACAGGTTCAGCAGATCCGCAAAAAATCCGCGTAAAAATCCCCAAAAAAACCTGCTATTTCGCAAAAAAAGACCATGCACGCCTGGGCTGCATGGTTTTGCATGCAAAATGCTGAAATTTTCCCGCACTGCCACGCCAGTGCTGGTGCGGCCTCAGCCAATTAATGCACCTGCATTAAAAACCACCCCAAAAGTGGGCAGGCGTGGCGGGGAGAGCATTGCGCGCTGAACGGTAGTTAATTTTCTTATGGTTTTAATTTTAAGATAAAACCATTTCTTCCTATGTTAGTGTCGAATATCAAACCAATAAAAACCGTATTGCATACATTAATCTAAATTACCCAAAAAATATCTCTCAATTGATTTTAAATTTCGGTAACTACCTTTTTTAATTTCTTTAAGAAGAGAGTCAAGATCGAGTTCAGAAAAACTATTATTTACAATCTTCTCTACTACTTGGATAGGGACACCGAACTCATCAAGAGCAGAATAAACCCCTGGCAAATGATAATTCTCCATCTTGTGCATAATAAGTCCATAATCATGACTATCTTTGTAACCATAAGTCACACACAAACTATGAATCAATTGAGAAGTAAGACTAACTGCATAAGGTATATTATGCCCTATAGAATTTCGCAAAAATGCCAATAACCAATCTATAGTATCCGATATATCAGACTTGTGTTCATAATATTCTATTTTTGATTTAAGAAAATCACCATAAGAGCCAGAGTTAATATATTGTGTAATCACAGGAGCAAGATCATCAATATTCCCCAAGCGAGCTCTACTTAATGACTTCGATTCAAGAATTAAAAGGCAGCGACATAAGAAATAAGTTTGAGACTTGTTAGGCAGTCCTGACCACATAATATCGCCCCAACCCCCATTCATTTTACTTTGAATAAATGATGTCAACTCAAAAATCAATCCAGGATTGTATTTTGTATTTTTTTTAAAAATCTCAAAAGGAATTAAGTTATTTTCTTGGAAATTAAGCAATCTATCTCTAGAGTCTTCAGTTAATATATCGCTGTCTAGACCGCATAGCAAATTCAAAGGGGAATCAGTTGATTGTACGCCTGAAGCAACCACCACATCACTGTCGTCATCCGATTCTTCTGGACGTTTTTCCAGGCAATGTACATTACCAACAAAGTAACGTCCCATCCGCCCAGCCCTCCCCTGAATGTTTTTATAAGTGAACATACTAACAACAGGGTTGGAATTTCTTCTATCATATATTATGACATTTTTTGCAGATGTATTGACGCCTTCTATTATCGTTGAAGTACAAAGAAGTATCTTAATCTCACCTGCGTTGAATAATTTTATCATTTCCTGCTGTATTGCTCTTGGTAGGGCTCCATGATGAATACCTATTCCTTTTTTTAACGCTTTAGATACAATCCAATTATCATGATAGTTATCATCAATCCATGCTATAAATGCATTTCTATCATTACTTATTGAACTCTCAATATCTAACTGATAATTAAGTATCAGATCATTTGCGAGCCTTACGGTGCTTGGTGGAGACTGGCAATATATTAAAGTACATGATTCATCTGATTTTAAAATATCAATCACTTTAGCTGTTCTGACTGCACTATCTAGTGGCAAATTATATTCATACACATTCAAAGCAACGGTAGAAAAATCAGAGGATAAAAAAATATAATTGTCACTTAAAAAACCCAATCCGACAATAGACTTAATATTTGGACCAATCAAATAAAACTGTTTTGAATTTTTCATTAAAAATGAGAATGCTACGTTTAGCGTGATGGCCCTAAAATCATCATCATTGTCAATGTTTAACTTGTAAAACTCATCAAGAATTAAAAGATCAATATTTTCGAGGTCATCCCTTTCTAAGACCCGCTCCTGAGTGAGAACATATATCAAATTTTTGCTGTACGCTTTTTGCGAACCATGTGAAATGATTTGGAAATTAGATTCTTTTAGCCCCGATAACCTCCGCCTTGTTTCATCAATTAAAGCAATAGTTGGAACGATTATAACTATCTTATTAAAGACTTGTGAATACACTAAAGAATCAACAATAGCGCTTTTACCTACACTTGTTGAAGCGCTTAATACTACATTTTTCTTATCAAGCAAGTATGTGTATACTTTTTTTTGTAGGGAGTGAAAGACAAACTCATCTGGCCGGTTACTAGGCTTGTAAGTGCTAAGTAATAGCTCCTCATTTAAAGTAAGACCTTGAAATTCGCTTTTTAAATATGGATACAACCCCGATTTACGTACCATGGAACGTATAATTATAGAAAACTCATTATAATATTTAAATTGTTCTAAAATTCTTATAGTAAACTCTCTACCGATGCTTTCTGTCTTTCTGTTTAGAAAAAGAGTCAAAATTGATGATAACAATCTAAATTTCTCTTTCTCAGTTAATGAGACAGAATTAGAAATTTGTTCCTTCAAATCATTATAGTTCATTTCGCTCTAACCTTTTCAGAATTTCGTCAGAAAGATCATCTATCTTTTCCAGAGAAAGAAAATAAACATCGACATTATATTTTTGAATATTTTCATCCTCTAGGCCTTTCACCTCTGAACAAAAAACATTAAATATTTTTGAAACTTCTTTTTTAATCAACTGTTGATGATCTTCAACATACCCATTCGTAAGACACTCAGCATTATAGATATACAATAAGGTAAATCTATAACGATCAGGATAGTCTGATACAGAAGAATTAAAATCAAGTAATTCATCTACACTATGACTAGATAAATAGTCATCATGTTTTGCATCAAAAATCCTAGCCTTGCTGCTATCAAATATATCGTCATCAAGATTGTCGTAAAGAAAATTAGCTAATGATGCAGGTGCATCAGTAATGCTTATATCGCCCTCAATAAAAGCATTACCTAATAAAAGATGATATTCTGAATCATGCTCAACGATGTGTGCATTATTAAATTGCTTAATACCTTTAAGCCCATGAACGTATAACATTCCTGAAATAGGTTCGCTTTTATAACTCCCTCTAATTAAAATATATAGGATTAATTCGGATAACAACAACCTAAGTTTTTTAATACCATCAAATTCAGAATTCACTTTTTCTAATGTTTTAGTCCATAATTTAAAGCATTCTGAGCTATCATTCTCGGCTAACTCTTTAGGTGTTAATAGAAATTCAGGCAACCAAAGAAATAAACTATCAACTATCCTTCCGTATCTTACTTTCTTATCTCTACCATACTTCGAAAAAAACGCTAGCATTTTTGATTTTATTTCTGTGGAATCCAATTCATGGATTTTAACAAAGCAATTACCTTTTGAATTATTTGAATATACTTTTCTAGTGCCTTTTCTTTGATTAGCTATTTTTCCAATCCAACTGCCAATCATTTCGTTGAGTTCTTCGCTACTAAAAGTTTTTTCAGCATCGCTATATTGTCTATTAGACCTAGAGGCTATTTCCGATACTAGCCTAAGAATCTTAAAATAGATATCCTCTACGTCGTGAGAGAACAGAGATATACCTTTTTCCGTGGCATATCTCATTATCTTAGCGTGCGATCCATAAATCGCTTCCTTGTCCGAACGAACATATTCCCAGTAGCAATTATCAACCCAGTACTCCGCTCCATTACCATTTAATGAAACTATTTTTTTAAGGTGTGTTTTCACTGACTTAATAAGAGTCTCTCGTTCTTTAGTTAATTTCCTTTCAGTGCGAGAAATGTTTAGATGATTTAATGACTTCCCCACTGACAGTTTAGTAACAATTCTAAAAAGAGATTTTACATTCGGTTCTTTGTCACTGGATAAAGATTTCTGAACAATTGACTCTATTTTATCAAGCTTATAAATATCTTTTAAGTTCCAAATCCCAACACTCAAATTTGATTTAACTTGGATATATTCTGTGACATTTCTTCTAATCAGATCAATATCATCAATTCTTTCGCATCTAACACCAATCAAATCTCTGTCGGAAAGCATATCTAGAACATAATTGGTTGCGATGTAGTCTTGATAGAGATACCCTCCACGGGAAGAAATAGCTCCGTGATCAGAAATAGCCTTATCAAACGACGATGAGTCTTCCATGCGCATTCTCTTTAGTTTTCTTTCAATAGTATGCTCAAAATCCAACCTATGGTATCTGGTTATTTATACATGATTTAAACAAAATTCTGCATACCATTGCATCATCGTTTTTCTTGGCTCAATATATTGAGCGTGGTTATAAGTTCCCCGAATACTATTCGTGTCAATATGAGCAAGCTGCGATTCTATCCATGCTGACTCGTACCCTCTTTCATGTAATATGGTTGACATAGTGTGTCTAAATCCATGGCCTGTCAGCCTTCCGTCATACCCAACCCGCTTGATAACCTGGTTAATACTCGCCTCACTCATAGGCTTGTTCGGATCGTTCCGCCCCGGAAAAACATAACGATAGTTCCCTGTCATGATCTTGAGTTCATTGAGTAAATCTAACGCCTGAGTAGACAATGGCACAAGATGGGACCTACGCATTTTCATCCTTTCAGCAGGAATTTCCCAAATAGCGTTATCTAGATCAAATTCTGACCATAATGCTGCACGTAGTT